TTTTTATTGACAGATACTATTTCAATTAGTATAAATATTATACAAACAAGAGATAATATGTATGCAATTACATTGTCATTCATTTTTGTTGCTTCTCATAAAATTAATAGACTTTTCCTATAAAACGGCATTTTCTCCGTTTTATTGTATTATCTCACCCCACCCACGCAAATTGGATATAAATCGTGCTGTGGGAATTTTTCGCAGCCGATATAGAGGGTGTCGAAGGCATCGGTGCCGTCGGTACGGTGTTCGAGAAGGTCTTCTTCGGACTCCGGCTGCTTCTCCATACTTTTGTTTTTGCGGAAGCCGTTGCGTCCTCGCTCCACTCCTGCGGACTGGATGGCGAGGATAAGGTCATCGTTGTTCTGGCGGTTGAAGTACGGCATCAGTCGTTGCTTACCGGCAAAGCCCTGGTTGATGAGAAGGTATTTCTCATCGTGTCGCATCGGGTTGCCGAGGTACACGTCAATGACCTGCCATCCGTGGCGCTCGAACTCATGTACTACCACCCAATGGAAATCCTGGTCGTTTACGGCATAGTTAGAGCCGAGGGCGGTGGCATCGTAGTAGTAGATGACCGTCTTGTTTGGGTGTGGTGCGTAATAGGTGCAGAAATCGGCGACGAGTGCAGGGATTTTGCGCTCGAACTTCACATAGAACGATTTAAGGATGTTCAGGCGATTGCCACGTGGCTGACCGCACACAATCCAGTTGATATTGGCATTGTAGTCCATACCAATGCAAAGAGGCTGCATAGGGTCGATGTCCGAGTCCGTGCGACAGTCGAGCGAGCTGTTGAGCGTGGAAAACTGGTTGTTGGCGTGGATAGTGTAAAGATCCTGCTGCGCCTCCTTGATGATGCGGTCGTAGCCGAGCGAGTCGAGGTAGTCGAAATCCGATGCATCATATTTGTGGTACTCCTGCATAGACGAATAAAATCCATCGTGCGAGATGCCAATCTTCTGACAGAGGATTGACGTCTGGAAGGTCTTCGGCGTGAGGTCGCGCTTCATCTGCCGGATATACTCTTCACCGAGAAGCTGTAGGTTTTCGAGTGTAGAGTATTCCTTATAGTAGACCGCCACCGAGCGCATCTTGTTAAGCGACTGGTCGAGCCATTTGAGGTAATTAGGCAGATAAGAAGGAATAGGCTTGCGCAGCTCTTTGAGTTGTGCAATGCGCTCCTTCGTCTGCCAAATCTTGTAGATTGTGCCCTTGATGGTTTCAATCAACTCCGTGTCCATCTTATCCTCATAGTGCAGGAACCAAGACCCCTTGGTAGTCTGAGGCATATCCGAAAGCACCATCATGCTATGGTTAAAGCTGTGGTGCCCGAAGTACGAGCGTATACCACCATTTGCAGGCAGAGTCTCGTCCTTCAACTTGTTGTAATCAATGAACTTCGCCTCGTCGATGAGCAACCATGAGAGCGTGAGCGAGTTGGAAGAGCCCGGGCGGTCCTGACTGATGATGATAGCCACCGAGCCATTATAGAACGTGATGACATGCTCATAGTCAGCCGGTTCGGTGATAGGCTTAGAAAACGACTTCGGCGGTTTTCTGCCTACCACATAATGCACGCCATTGATATAACCCCAACGCTTCCATGCTGCAAGCAGTCCGGGGAGCGTGTTCGTCAAGCCATGCTTGAACGTAGGCACGACGATGCCACCAGTGGAGCCAGGCATACGCTGCATGTTACGCAGCACGAAAGGCGAGGCGATGGAGTCCGTCTTGCCAGTGCGTCGTCCAGCCACGATGACCGTAGTCTTCGCGCCGATGTATTGCGTCAGGAGCTGAGGTTTGTTGAAGTACACACGCTTAGAGTGTTGTTTCGCCTCGATGTCCCAAAGGGAAGTATCAACTTTGTTCGTCATTATCTTCAGGCTTAAAGATGTCATCAAGCACAAGGTCTGCTTGTTCGTATTCGATGTTCTCCGTGTCCGGATGCGACGTGGTAAGCTCCTGCGTGAGCTTTCGGATGCGGTCGTCGATGTTCGGAACTGGCGTGATGCCCACAACACGCGGGTCCGTAGTCGGGAAGAACGGTTGGACGACAATCATGTGGTACGGCACATATTGCTCGTCCTCGATGTCGATGCGGTTAAACTTCGCATAAGAAGTGGCCGCTTTCTCCATCGTCTTCGTATCCTTACGCTTCTTCGCCATCTGGTACGTCTCCATGATCATCTCGTTATACCGCCAGCGATGGAAGTCGCGCGTACACTCCGAGAGGTTCGGGAGCAGCGCCTTGACGATTTTCAAGTCAGCATACGCCGTGACTTGCGAGAGTCCATAGCGACTGCGCAGCTCGTCGACAAACTGACGATCCTTCATGTCAGGGTTGGCGATAGACCATGTGACCATGTCCCTTAATCGAAGTAGATGTTCGATTTGGGGAACAGGATATTTACCTTCCAATTCCGATTGGGAGGTGTAAAGGTCCTGTTTGGCGATGTCGATAATGCTTAATTGTGACATGAAGAGAATTTTGAATTATTCATCATCCTCCATATCGAGGAGGTTGTTACGAGTGTTTTCAAGAGCGAGAGGAGAGCCGACGTAGGCGAGCTGCATCTCCTGATGCAATAGCTTGACACGTGAAGCAGCCTTGCCACGGTGGTAACGCTGCGAAACGGCTGTTGTGCGGTCAGCAATGTCACGGCGTAGTGTCTCAGACGGTACGCCAAGAATGACAGCCATATCGCTGATTTTGAGGTAGATTGAAGCATATTGTTCAATCTGTGTGAGAACTTCTTCTGAATATACCATATTATTTTAATTGTTTGCACCGGCAGCGTTGATGCGCTGTTGGAAAAGGTCGGTTAGTGGAACGGAATGGTTCTTTATAAGATCCATGACGGACGCATGAAGAGTATTGAAGATGTCTGGCGAGGTGGAGATGAAGGTGGACTCATGGCGGTTGCTTCGTGTTAGGTTTTGCGAGGTGACGACACTAATCTGTTCACCAGACTCCGCTTGCACGAGAAGGATTTTAGAATGGTTGTCAGCGAGATAGGTGCGTTTCATCGTCTGTGTGATGAATGCCCAAAGTTTTAGCGTTTTGTTCGTAGCCTTATGGTCGAGAACAAGATTAAAGGCAGAAATGTTGCCCGATTTCTCGATGAAGAAGAGACGGCGTAGGAACTCCTCGGAGATTGAGAACGAAGTCTGCCAAATCTCCGCCTTGCCGACCTGTCCCAAAATCCACTCTAAGACGTCCGCCACCTGAAGAGCATTGGAGAGATACGCCTGGTGTGGACATTCAGAGAGTGGCTTTAGGAGGTCATCTATGTTAATGTTGCGCTTCACTACTTCTTAGATTTAGACTTGGACTTCGGCTTGGAAGGAGTGGCATCCTCAGGCTGCTCAGTTAATTGGTCAGTTGGCGACTGACCAATTTCAGTTTCCTTAGTCTGCTCCTCTTCGCTTTCTTTGGTTTCGGTATTTGCTGCACTTTCTGCCTTTGTCACATAATGGTCATAAGTGTCCCAATTTGCGTGCAACTTTTTATCGAGATTTATAAACTCGTCGAGCAACGGCTTACGTTCTGAAGCCGGCACCTGCTTAGTAGAGTCCGACAACAAGCGTAGGCGCAAATGGAGTTCACGCATACGGTGAGTGATATCAAGGTTCTCGACATAGAGCGCCTGGATATCCTCAGGCAGCGAGTCGTGATCCGCACGCTTGCCAGCCTTGAAGTCCGTAGCAGGGTTCGTGTCTTTGTTGGAAAACTCTGTTCGACTTGCCACAATAGCATCCACTTGCTCCTGCATGATGTTCACCTCGTCGTGGGCTTCGACCTCACGGCGAGCTTTGAGGAAGGCACGTAGCTTGCCTTCGATGAACTCAGCCTTGCCTTTGGGATTGATGCTGAGATTACGATACATTATGGTGTTGTTGGTGAGTTGGAGAAGAAGGATTGCACCCTCGTTCCAGTCACGCTCAGCAGATGGAGTGTCGAGCCATTGCTGGAGTTTGTCTGTCAGATTGTTCATATTTTAGAGTTTAACTTTGTTGTTATAACTTAACTTCGTTGAATTGTGGCAGCACTCGGCATAGTTCAAGCAAGCTTGACTCTGCTCTCATTTGCTCACAATTTATTATTGATACCAGTAAAGAACACACAATTCTTGTGATGTTCGGTAAGCACATTGCGCATAGCCTTCAGCGTAGAGCCAGTAGTAACGAAGTCGTCGAAGACGATGCAGTTAGGCTCTTTGGGGAGATTGTTCATGGTGAACACCGCCCCGATACGCTGCTTGGAATGGCAGAAAGCAACATCCTCGTAGAACGGGATGTTCAGCTGGGAAGCAATCATTTCGCTGATGCGAGTGGCGAAGTTCTTGACGAGATGGCGACGTTTGGGAGTGGTGACGATACACCACGCCCCCGTGTTCAACTCCTCACCGAGGATGTCACGTATAAGTGGTGAGATGCTATCAGCGAAGAACGGCACCATACTGTCGTCGCCCTTTACATCCGTCAGCGTTCTGCCATACAGCGACTTCTGCCATAGAGAGATGAAGAACGTGTCCGCCCGTCGAGTAAGCCGGACGCGTCGGGTGAAGTCGCACCGCGCTTCGACCGACTTATCCCACGCCTTGCGTTTCTCAATGGCGAAGATATCCTTCTGTTCATGCGTAGCATCCTTTGAGAACAGATCAAGCGGACCCGATAAGTCCGGCACGGAAATGTCATTCAAGAATTCCTGCATGTCTATCGGAGTCCGCTTGTCCATGGTCAACTATGATTATAACTTTACTCGCCGTTACGCTGCGCAATCAATGTCGCCGTCCTCAGTGGTGATAGTGCCAGTATAGAACGGAGCCGGACACTCGTCCGATGCCTCCACGTTGATAGTGGTGCCGGTGGTGCCAGTGGCACCCTGACCGAGATCCTGCGTGACTGTGGTCTTGGTAGTCCACTTGTCACAACCCACGACACGGTGCTTGCCCTTCATGTCCTCGACGATGAAGACGTTGTCGTTGTTATTGAGGTAAGCAGCTGCAGCCGATGCCGCTTCGCTTACCGACGGATGAACCGCCACGAGTTTGTTGAGCTGCGTCTGTGACGGCAGTTCACCCTGTGCCTCACTTGTGAGTTGCGACTTCTCAGGAAGGATGTCGATGTACTTCCATACAGCGTTTTCCTTCAACGTGAAGGAGCCGTCATAGACAGAAGAAGTGACACGTCCGACCTCGTTATGAGGAAGTTTAGGCCAAACAAGAATATCATTCTTGGATGTATAATACACACGGCGACGCACACCAGGAAGTTCCGGTGTGCCCATCGCCCATGCAAGAGATTTTTGTACGTCTGTATTAGATGCTGCCATAATTACTATTGTTTAGAGTTAGACTATAAGCCAGCCAGTTCAACAACCTTCAGGCGTCGCTTGTCGATAGACTCGAACTGTACACCGAAGAACATGGTGGCGATGTACGAGAGAAGGAACGCATCGAAACGTTCAACGTCAACCGATTCCACGTCGCCCATCTGGTCATATCCATAAAGCATATTGATCTTTGGTGAGATGTGGATATACTTCGAGTCTGTCTTGTTAGCGAGCGGACAGAAGATGAGTTTGCCGTTAGAACCCTCGACAGTAGGCTGATTGTACTGCGTGTTATACGGAATACCGCTATGGGTGAGCAGATAACCCTCGTTATACTTATCCACGAAGTCCTGCGAGCAGTACATGAAAAGAGTCTGCGAGCGCAAGCGTGGGTCGAGCGAGAACAGAATCTCCTTAGCTACGTCAACAGCGTTGGCAGAGGTGATGGCATCCGTCAGTTTGAGGTAATTGCCGTTCTCCTTAGCGAGAGCACCGGAAGTAACTTCCTTCTTTGTGATGGTGTCGAAGCCATCGAAAAGATCCTGGGTGGTAGTACCGCTTGCGTTGCGCACACCGCTCCAGATAGCATCATTGAGCTTTTCGGAGAGCGACTTGGCGATAAGTCCAAGCACCTCGCGAGCCGTAGGCACAGACTTCTGTCCGTCGCCCTTAGTGGCACCCGTGCCGAGGAGCGTAGAGATAGCCGAGTTAGGCTCGAACTTAGCGACCACCGAACCGAAGAAAGTTTCAAGAGTTCGGAAGTCCAACTGTAAGTTAACGTCCTCCGAGCGAGTTGGCGAGTAAGGAGCGAACTGGGCCGAAGCGTTGAGCGTGCCCACACTCTCCTTGTAGCGGATACTAGGGCGACCGGTCATAAACTTAAGAGTCTCGTCGCAGCCGATAATCGGCAGACGAAGGAAGTCAGAACGCCACTTTCGAGCAGCATCCTTGTATTCTTGTAGGGTAAATTGTAGTTTTCCTGCCATAGTTGGAGTTTTGAATTATGATTTGAGAGTTGTTATGGTAAAGAGTCAAAGAGTGCCTGGGCCGAGTTGGTGGTGTCGTAGAACTTCTCGATGTCAGACTTTTCGGTGTTGGTGCCACCGTCCTTCTTGTCATCAACAATCGTGTTTGTAGTGTCAGCAGGGAGCTTTTTCAGTTTCTCCTCCAATTCGCTGTTAGCCTTAGTCAGACGGTCAACGTCAGCCGAGAGATTGGTGATTTCCTTGTACTTCGCTGTGATGTCTGCCTCAATAGAGTCGAGCTGTGCCGTGGTAAGCGTAACCTTGTCATCGTTAGCTTCCAGCGAGTCGCAAGCGAGAGTCTTGCAAATGTTAGAATAGGTCTTTTTCATTTTTTCTTCAGAAGATATGGTTGGAACAATTTTATTTGGTTTCTCTTGCGAGTGGAAAACAGAGACACAAGTCTGCAGGAATCGTCTGAACACCGTGATGTCTTCCGACTTCGTGTCGGTCAGCATCTTAGGAAGCGGTATGCCGTGAGCGGTAAAGTCCGCAGCAATAGCCTCCGTAAGAACTGGAGCCGACTCATCATCAAACTCCGTGAGTTCATCAACGAATCCCCAAGCCAGTGCCTCCTGTGCCGTCAGCCATCCACCCATTTTCATGAGTTCAAGCAAGTCGGCAGATTTCTTCTTGCATCGCCCGGCATACATCTCTGCGACGTTGGCATCCAGCTTGTCAAGGTCAGACTTCTGCTTCTCCAGATTGTCGATGAGATTCTGCATATCCGTAGCGTTCAAGCTGCCCCACTCGAAGAACGACTGTGAGCACTGATGCACGAGATACATAGCCGAGTGATCCATGGTGATACGCTTTGCACCCATTGACGCAATGGTAGCGGCACTGGCGTTCATGCCCACAAAGTGGACGTGAACATTGCCGTGTCGCCTGAATGCAGATGATATAGAGAGAGCGGTGTTGAGCTGTCCGCCGAGAGAGTCGATGAGAACAGCAACCTCCTTGTCGGTGTTCTTGTTAAGGACGAAATCGACGTAGTCAGAATCGAAGTCCAAACCACCGACGTAGCCTTTAAGATGGAGATTGTATTTTGTCTTTGCCATGATTGTCAAAATTTGTTTGAGGGCAAAGATATATTATATAATAATGTTGGAGAAAGACAGAAAAATTGTATTTTTGCGATGTAAAACGATAAACTTATGGTGAGAGACATTGTAATCATATTGATAATTCTGATAGGCGGATATTTTTGTATTCGCACATTTTATCATTTTGCATTAGTTGCAATAGTATTTTTATTTGCACTATTTGGGCAATCACGCAGAAGTTATCGCAAACTGCGAATTATCTATTGGAAGAAGGTGGGGCGCAAAAACAGGACGAAGAAAAAATAGCCTTTTCAAAAACTCAACCGATTTTGGCTGTATCTTTTGTAACATTGTAAACAAAGAAAGAAAATGCTGATTATCAACACTTTAAGTTTTGATGCAATGTTTCAACTGCATACAAAATGTTACAAAAAGGCATGAAAAAAGGCGCTCGTCACGCCGTGCATGGCACAAGTGCCACTTTATTTGTATAAGATATGGTGTATTTCGTAGCAGCCGAATCACCATCCACCTTGCCTGTGGAGTCGTCTACCTTGATGACAGGAAAAGGTTTGTCAGCCGTGCCGATGAGATACTGCTTTCCATCCACCGTCTGGATGACGAAAGCAAGATGCTCACGAGCTGGCAACTGCGAAGTAGTAGAGAAAGAGAGTTTCACCTTTTCCAAAGTGTCGTTATTGTCAAACTGCGTCTCCATTTCACAAACGGCATCACCGATATGCGGAATGAGGAAAGTGTCAGCGAACACTCCGACAGGAGCATCCGCCAACGCTTTCTGTGTGATGCTTGCCATGAGCGACGAGGCAAGCACGTAATATATATTGATGATTCCGGGAAGACGTTGCATATTATTCTACTATTTCTTCAGTTTCAACCTTGTTATTGCTACCGTTTTTTATCGTGCTGTTTTTTCGCTTGCATTGATTAGTAAGATAATTCTTACGCAAGCGTTGGTATATTTTCGCGATGGAGTCCCAGCAAGTGCCGTCCTCCTTGATGCCCCGTTGCTCCATGTAGAGATAAATGAGGTCTTTCTGCTGTTTGCCGATCCTGCCGAAGTCGTGCAGGAACGTCCAGCAGTCTACATCAAAGGAGTTCTTCACGTTCTCCAGCAGCGCACGTTTACCTGTGTCCGTGATATGGTTGTAAATACGAGGGTCGCGAGTTTTGGAATACGGAATACAAATGGCGACTTCATCCTCACGTTGCCTTGTAGGAACAGCAGAAACAGGCGGTTTGACAACAGCGAGCTTTATAAGTTTAGACTCGATGCTGCCGTTTCTTAGACGCACTGGTTCCGTGCCACTGTGCCGATGTACGAACCACTGGCGCAGATAGGAAGGCATTTTGATATAGATGTGATAGTCGCTCATAATACTTGTAAATTGATTACGAGCACAAAGATACTATAGTTTTGTATAGGCCGTATGGAAAGGAGGGAACGTTTAAGATTTGTTATTTGGTAGGTAGGTAGATAAAAAAGTTGATTTTAGCTTGGGGTGGTAATGAAAAAAGATGTATATTTGCAAAATAAAGTTGAACTTAAATGTACGAGTATGAAAAAATGGATTTTGATGTTACTTGCCCTTGTATTGTGTGGAGTGACACAAGCTCAGAATGCAGAAGTAACCTTGAACAACGGCACCTTTGTGAAAGGTGACATTGGGAAGTTTTCCTTTAATGTAGACAATTACCATGAGTTCAGAATCAAAAAAACTGATGGTGAGAAGGCAGACTTCGCATCTACTGATGTAAAAGAGATAAAATACTATAACAAGAAGGCTGGAGAATGGGAAAACTGGATTCCGATGGTTGCCCAAATGGGATTGAGCATGTCTTATAAAGAGAATCCGAAACTCTACAAAAATCCGGTATTCCTTCAGCCAGTTTATGAGGGGAAAAACATTTCTGCCTATATTCACTATATAAGCACAGCTACCCATGTGAAATCGGGAAGTATTTACAGAATGGCTATCATGTTTTATTACAAAGCCAAGAATGAGGACTTTGCAAGAACCTATTATTTGAAGGATAATAGCATTGCAGGAATTGGTCAGAAGACCATGCTGAAAAGATATTTCAAGAACTTCCCACAAATAAAGGAAGTGCTCAAAGATCTCAGCATGAAAGAGTTTCGCAAAGACCCTGCGATATTAGTCAAGAAGCTTGATGAAGCATTGAAATAAAACACTCCTTACTTCGAATAAATTTCGGTTACGCTATAAAAAGGTGGGCAGCCGAAGCGAGGCGATTGCCTCGTCCGGCTTCCACCTCTATCTGCGGAAGACGTAGCCATCCTCGAAGATGTAGTCCGAGATGAACAAATCCCTTGCAAACGCCTTGTAATCGAAGTAATATGAGAGATTGCCCATCATGCGCTCCAAATCATAGCACTCATTGACGATGTGTGTGGCGAAATCCTCTTCCGAATCATATTCGCCCTCATAACAATCTTCAAAATCCGAAATGCTGTCATCGCCAGTGGCGGAAACATAAGCCTTAAACGCTTTCTGTTTGTCATCATCCATTTGGATGAAAGCTATTATCTTGTCGAAAACTTCTTCATCCATACAGCTTTCTGAATACCACTCCTCAGGGAAGCACTGATAATCCTGAAACATAAGCTCCGGATCCTCTTCGTCAGCGTGAAGCTGCTTGCATACATAAATGAACTCCTCGTAAGAGTCAAACGTGCGGAGATCGAGCCAGGCACCGAAGAGTGAGCCTTCATTGTACTTCTTGTATGTGCCACAGTAGATGGCAGGCTGATCCCAGAGATAATCAACGATATAGCTGCTGACACTCTCAAACTGCTCCTTCATGCTCTTGTGAGCCGACTTAGGTGATGTTAAAACCATTTCTTGCATAACTTAGAAATTTAAATTGTTAGACTTTTAGATGCAGCCCTCGAAATGAGGACTTTTTACGCTGCCTTACCCAGCGCAAGAAGAAGACATTTAAGGCAAGAGATAGCCGAATATTTTTTCACCTTTGGCGGAACGAGAATTTGGACCAGGAGCCACCGCACCCCAAAATCTTGAAAAAATATTTGAGCTAAGGCAGCGCCGTGCCCTTGCAGAATGTCGCTTGCGCTAACTTTGCACGCGGAAAAATCCCATGAACGAAACCAGGGCTGCATGTCTGACAATTTGAATGTTATGCAGTAGAAATCCATCACCTATGTCCACAAGAGCGGAGCAATAAAAAAGGAGTCAGCAATACCTCTTTCATTTGGTTATCGACGGGTAAAGCCTGACATGTGACACATACATCAAAGAAGAACAATGACGAAAAGGCTCACGAGTGCCAGGCACGTTCTCTTTAAGCACGGTGACACTTACGATACCGCATGGAAAAAAGTAAGCAGTAGCAGAAGAGGAGAAGCCGGACTACAACTAAAAATAAGGATTTTCAGTACCTATTCCCCTTTGGTATTTAGAAAGCATAATGAAATGTTACAAGAAGTTATAAGAAATTACAAGATAATAGCCTACCTAAATAAATGAAATACAGAAAGTTACATTAAGTTACAACAATTACAGCATTTCTCTTCTGAAAAATGAATGAGGGCAAAAACAATGAGGATTTCACCATATATATAGTCAATGACTACTACTTTATGCTTTTTGGAGCGTATGATAGGCTACCAATATGTATGTAGGTAGATTACAAATCGTGTGCAAGACCTCTGAAAAAAAACGGAGTATATCGCAGAGGATGGCCATGTCTTCCGCAAAATAAAAACCGCCGAGACGATGCAATCGCCCCGGCAGTCCACCTGATTATGATACCTATTGAAAAGAAATATATTCGTAGTAAGCTACCGCTTATAAGAGTAAAAAGGTAAAAAAGTAAAAGGGTAAAAAGCCCTTAAAATAGCTCGTCGCTGTCGGATTGGTCAGGCGCAGTCCACAGACTGATGCCAAACGTCTCGCAAAGCAAGTCATAGTCAAAGCAGTAGGCACGTTGTGTCATAGTAAGTTTTGGAGGCGTACTACCCATAGCAGCCCTGGTATGGTCGTACTGGATGATGCCCTTCTTATACACATCAAATCGTGCTACCTTTTCGCCCAGGTAGGCACGGCTGTTCTGAAGATAGTATTTCAGCGCGTCCGTAGGCAGCACCTTCTCGTTAGCCTGTCGTCCCTCCTTGCGGTAGAGATTGAAGATACGAGTCTTCTGCAGGAAGAGCACTGGTCGTTCAGTCTGCCAAGTGGCATTGATGATGTCCGTCTTGAACTTGCTGCAATAGCGGATGAAGAAGTCGCCACCCTCAATCAGTTCGCCGTCGCTTGCGAGATACTGCACCACGTTCCAGAAGTTGCCCAGCTCGCCGTTAGTCTTGCACTCACCATTCTGCTTCTTTATCCCCTCGATGGTGACTTGCAGCATCTCATCGAAAGTAAGCGTAGGGATGATCTTTTGTAGCACCCGAAGCGCAGCCAACGGCACACACCAGTTGTTCATGATACGGTCCTCTCCCTTTTCGCAACCGAGAGCGTTGCCGACGATATTCTGCGTATCATGGAACGCCGTCGACCACGCCTGTTCAAAGTGTTTGCGCTGTTTAAGAATTTCGAGAGTCAGGTGCGTCAGCCCCAGCGAGCGCATTTCAAGCAACATCTTATAATTCTGCTTCTCCTTATCCGAGAACTCGCTTCGAGGGAACTGGAGGAAGACGAGTCGGGTAAAGAGAGCGATATCCGACGTCGGCATCTCCTGACCAGAGAGGATGATGCCAGAGTCAACTGCCGTCGTCTCCTTCTTCTTGTCAAGATCCATATTCATGCGAGTACGACCGGTGCCGTCCCACAGACCCTTCAAGAACTCAATCATCTTCGGGTCGATGTCATTCTTGTACTCGTCGATATGCGCCAGGGCATTAGCCGACTGCGCCACCGTGTCGTTCAGAGCCGATGGCGTAGAGTTTTGGATATTCGGTGCCGTATAGCTGATTGTGAACAACGAAAGTAGCGTGTGGCCAAGCTCCGACTTGCCACTACCTTTCGGACCGAACAGATTGAGGATAGGGAACCAGTGGTTGGCAGAAGTAGAAGTCACTACGTCGCGGAAGAGCGTGGCGAGATAGAAACAGAAGCCCACACGTCCGTTGTCCCCATACACCTTGAACAGTTGCTCGGTAAACTCCTTCAGCGTGACCGAAGAAAGATTAAGATGCACAAACTGCTTCTCAAAAGTAAAGAGCTTCGGGTCGTTCTTGTATATGGACGAACTGGATGGCAGATAGAAGTTGCCCTTATCCTTCATCCTGACTATGCCAAATTCATCAGCCGGGATGAAATGGCAGTCGTGGAAAACCCCGTTGCCAAAAGCGTAGAAGCCGGCACGTTGCCATCCCATTTGAGTAATTTCCGTTGCCGTCTCGGTCTTCTCGTATAAATATGATTTGAGTTTCGTTAGCTCCTTTTCCGTTCCTTTCCAAATGAAGTTGCCCAAGCCCTCGATTTTCTGCTTGAACTTAGCGAGAGCGATAAGATCCTCCTGCTTCAGTTCCAAAATTTCCTCATGTTTCATTGCATTCTTTATTTTATATAGACGTTTAGGATTTATTGTATCTTTAATGTGGAACAGCGGAACCATCGTGAAGTTCGACCACTCGTAGACACTGCCTTTCTCTGTTATGGACATGTAGCAACCATGGTCGATATAAAAGCCGTATTTGTGGTTTAGGTCGTCCTCATCCTGCTCCTTATGTTTCTTGTCCTGCTCCTCACGCAGTTTCCGCTCCTTATCCACCGCCTGGAGCCACAACCGTCTGCCCTGGTAATACTTCGTGAGCTTGCCGATATACATGGACACGCCCGTCTCATCATCAATCAGCGACAGTAGATAAGCAATCTTCTTGATAGTCAGTCGCTGCTCCTCCGTGGTGTTCGTCTGCGGAAACAGTTTGTCCGCCATCCAAAGAATGAAGTCCGTCTCCTCGGTGGCGTTGAAGATATTGGTGTTTTTGAAGAACGTGTCCGGATCCTGCTTCTTGTTGTCGTCCGTGTCCGGGATTTCCTTGATGCTGACAGATAGACCATTTTCCATAGCCAGTGTTCCTGCCTCCATGACGACTTGTATGCCATGGCCATAGGGTTCTCCGTTCTTGGGTGGGTCAGCATCCGGAAGGAAACACACCTTGCTTGCTATGCGCTTGATGGTGGAGAAATGCGTTTCGTTCCACGCCGATCCGAGCGCAGCTACCGTGTTGTATATGCCGATAGACTGTAAGCGCATACAATCCGGTGCTCCCTCGACGAGAAACATCTTATCTTGCTTAGCAGCCATCTTCCAAGCATCCTCGATGCCGAAGAGTACCGTAGATTTGTGGAAGATGAGCGAGTCCGAGCTGTTCAGGTATTTGGGCTGCTGCTCATCTATGCAGCGGGCGGTGAAGCCAATTACATGCCCGAAGCGGTCATGTATCTGTATGACGATACGATTCTGGTAGAAGTCATAGCCACCACGATTGAGAAGACCCAACTCCTTCAGGAAGTCCGCCTTTACTGGAAGCTGCTGCAGGGCGTGCCCATCAGCTTGTGCATATCCAATCTCTTTGAGAGTGCAGTAGTCCTTTCCCCAACGGTTGTAGGCATACGCCTGTGCCTCTTTCGACTGAAGGAACTGCTTGCGGTAAAAGTCGGCGACCTGCTTGTTGGCAATCCACAACGCTTCCTTATGCAGTCGCTTCTGCTTTGCTTCCGCAGATTCCTGCTCCTGCTCAATCTCCACGTTAGCCCTTTGTGCCAACGTCTTGACGGCTTCAATGAACGTCTTGTTCTCCACCTTTTCTATAAAATGGATGGCATCGCCACCTTCGCCACAGCCGAAGCACTTGAATCTGCCGGTCTGCGGAGAAACATAGAAAGAAGGCGTCTTCTCGTTGTGGAACGGACAGCAGCCGACATAGCGCGAGCCACACTTCCGTAGGTGGACGTGTTCACCGATGAGAGCCACGATGTCTGTGCGCTCCAAGATGGTGTCGATGGTTTCTTGTCGTATCATAATGTGGTGTTGAGTGGAAAATGCCCTATATCCACTATCTCCCGACATTGGATATAGGGACTTAACAGTTATATTGAGGATGATTCTACAATGCTCTTATAGCGTTTATGTATTCGCTTTTTAGAATGTACCATAAACGTCCCTTTTTATGAGCAGGGATTAGTTTACGCTCAATCCGTTTTCTTACTGCTTGTGTCGATATGCCGAGCTCTTTAGCCAGTGCAGCGACACTCATGACGGTCTCTTCCTGGTCAATGACAATCTTCTTCATGTCATCATCTGAAATCCTTGGGGATTTGGGTCTTCCAACTGTTCTCTTCTCCATTTTCTTTATTTATTAGATAATCTTCTCTTGTTTCACAAATTATTGTCGCAACCTCTAAGTCGGAACAATAATGATAGTGTACGAACTTGCCTCTCTGCTTGCCTCTGCCTTGATTGTGACGTGAAGCAAGGCAGTTCAACGACTGCACTTTGTCACAAGGGAGGTAGGCAGACTTCACCTCTCCGGGGTTGATGGCATTTATCCATTCAGTGATATTTGTTACTCTTTCAATTTTCATAGATAACTTATTTGTTGTTTTACAATAAGTCCTTCTGTAGTGTATTCCATGTCGGGTTAGACCTATATCAAAGTAAAGGTTAAAAGCGTGAAAACCATTGGTAATATCGCACTTTTTTCGTATCTTTGCATTGTTATATAGAGGATATTCTACGAATAGAACACCACCCGAATTTTGCAGTCTGCCTTAACACTTGTCGAACTTTCTTCGGCAAAATTATAAGGAAAAAGAAAGATTGATTTGCAAAATGTAAATTATTTGTACCTACATACCTACTATTTAACACTTTCTATGCGACATAATGATACTTGTCGATAGTAAAGCAATAAAAAGAGTTCTTTAAAATAATAGTTCAAAATCTAAACGTCTGTCTGCTTTCAGTATGTATGTAGGCACGTATGTAAGTAAAATGTGTGACACTTGTGTGACACTTTGAAAAAAACTACTTTGACGTTTGTTTTGTTCAAGATAAAAATGTCCTTCTAAAGCCCTGTAATGGTGTGATTTACACAGGATTACAACGGCGTTAGAATTTGGATTCCAAGCGGATCACTTGGATTCCAACGGAATCACTAAACACCAAAAAGAGGATACTAAGTTTTAGTATCCTCTTTTTGCATAGGTAGGTATTCAACATTAATTTAAATGAATATATACGATTAATTTTGAATACCTACTTATATACAATTCTATATCAACAAACTTTCAAATGTTTTAAAAAAGAGAGCATGAAGACTTGCATGCTATCTTAGAAAAAGCTATATTTGCAGAATAATAAAATAAACAGTAAGCCTAAATATCGATTATCACCTCAAAAACATCTACCCCATAGCGCCAACAACCAGCGCTCATTCAGTTTTGAGGAGTTCTAATTATTTAGTACGTCCTCAATTTTTCTCAATAATAAAAACAAAGAAGATATGAAAAAATTATTATTTATGCTCATGCTGATAACATCATTGAGTGTGTCAGCAACATCAAAGGATACGCTTAATGCGGTAACAATGGTTTCATACGAACAAGGATGGATTGATACTAAAGGCACATTGGCATTGAAAAATAATACCAATGAAGATATTCATAACATTACCTACCGCATCACTTACCTTGACATGAAGGGGCGAGCACTCGATTATAAAGACTTAACATCAGACATAGAAATTGCTCCAGGATTGACAAAAAAGGTAAATATCAATGCATACGAGCATGATAGAGGCTATTCATATTATCTCTCTGAAGCTGCCTATAGTAATCCTCAAAGGTTTAAAATTAAGTTTGAACTGATAGGATATAATACTCCCGATGAACCGACGTATGAACACGCCTCAGCGACCAGCTCTTATTTGACTGAAACAGATTCCAATTTGCATGGTTCCTGCGCAACTTCAGAAATTGCAATTATTATTGCCTTGATTATAGGCATATTTGTTTTAGGCATATACGTGGGCATGTATGTCTTAGTGGCAGTAATGGCAAACAAAAGGCACCGTAATGCTGCATTATGGGTATTAGTAAGTTTGTTTGCAACCCCACTACTAACAATTATCATCTTGTTATGTATTGGTGAAGATAATTAGTAAGCTTGCACAGAAAAAGAAGGCTGCGGAGGCGTGGGCACCAGGGATGGTGACAACGGATGTTGGGGAAATAAATGAAAAATCGCTCATATCTTGCTTTTTAGGGCAAAGATATGAGCGATTTGGCGGTGTGGAAAAGACAATGCTGATACAAAATATAAATAGTCGAGTTGCAAAATATCCATAAAAATTTGAATAGTCATCTTCTTTCTCACAAAAAATATTTATTTTTGCAATATGAATTTCATATATATAATGTACAATGGTAAATAAAAAAATAAATAGAATAAAATCTGTTCTTGCAGACAAGGACAAAACAAGCAAATGGCTTGCTGAACAATTGGGAAAGGATAAAACCACCATATCAAAATGGTGTACAAATACCAATCAGCCAGACGTTGAAAGCCTAATAAAAATATCAAAACTCTTGAATGTGGATTTGGCAGATTTAGTTGTTCTTGATGAAAATTAAACGCAATAAGGTAATGAAAAAAGAAGAAATACAATTATTGTTCTCGCAATTTGAACAAGTCTCTTGTATTATAAATGATATTGAATGTTGGAGTGCTCGTGAATTGTGTACACTGTTAGGATATACACAATGGCGAAACTTTACAAAAGTGATAGACAAAGCAAAAGAAGCGTGTGGCAATGCAGGACATAAAACTGCCGACCATTTTGCTGACGTCAGCAAAATGGTCGAACTTGGCTCAGGTGCTGAGCGTCAAGTGGATGACATCATGCTTACCCGTTACGCTTGCTATCTTGTGGCACAAAATGGTGACCCTCGCAAACAGCAAATTGCGTTTGCGCAGACTTACTTTGCAGTACAGACACGCAGAGCGGAACTTGTAGAGAAACGAATCTTAGAAGTTGAGCGTGTCAAGGCGCGAACAAAATTGCAGGAGACAGAGCGTAAACTATCAGGCATCCTGTATGAGCGTGGAATCAATGACAAGAGTTTTGCTGTCATTCGCTCCAAAGGAGACCAAGCCTTGTTTCGTCTCAATACGTCTATGTTGAAAAGACGTATGGGAGTTCCCGAAAAACGTCCGTTAGCCGATTTCTTGCCAACGATTAGCATCAAAGCAAAAGACTTTGCTGCAGAAATGACAAGTGTAAACGTTCAAGCTAAGGATTTGCATGGTGAGCCGCAGATTAGCAATGAACATATTGCCAACAATACCGCAGTTCGTAATATGCTCGTACAACGAGGTATTGTCCCCGAAGACCTACCTGCAGCAGAAGACATCAAGAAAGTCGGACGAAGATTGGCAAGTGAAGAAAAGAAAGTTTTAGACAACAATAAGAAAAAGAATAAAAATGGAACAGAATAAGAAAACGTTGCTCACGGAGCAAGCAAACAAGATAGAAAGTGTACTCAATGTTCTCCGCACACAGTTCGGTGATGATTTTGAGGATGAAGTGAACTATTTGGAAATAGTGAAAAAGGGGTTGGAAGAAGTATCGGCTAAATAAAATGGCAAACAAGAAATATACTTTTATTGATTTGTTCGCCGGCTGCGGTGGCTTGTCCGAGGGGTTTTATAGACTTGGCTTTAAGGCTTTGGCTCATGTGGAAATAAATCATTGGGCTTGCGAGACCTTAAGGACAAGAATGCGTCATTATGGATATAAGAATTTCGATAAGGAAGTTATAGAACATGATATTACGGCTTCTGATATTATAGATAGAATAGACGAAGCTGTTGCAGGTAGAAAAGTTGACATTATTATAGGTGGGCCTCCATGTCAAGCATATTCAACCGCAGGACGTGTTCGTGATGCAAAAGGCATGGCTAAAGATCCAAGAAATTATCTTTTTGAAAGTTATGTCAAAATTTTAGAACATTACTCTCCTAAGTTTTTTGTCTTTGAGAATGTTACAGGATTGTTATCCGCTAAAGTTGATGGAAGTTCTATTTTCCCAAAGATAATAAAAGCATTGGGACATAACTACAATGTTGTTAATGACCCTTCAGTGTTAGTACATAATACCGCAGATTATGGCGTTCCTCAAATAAGGAAAAGGGTTATTATAATGGGAGTAAGAAAAGATATAGATAAAGTATCTGTAAATGACCTTTATCATGATGTTATAAAGACACATTGGAATCCCGACACTGTTGAAGAAGAACGTGCAGGAAAAACGAAATATGTTGATATCAAACAAGCCATTGGAGATTTACCTCCAGTAGCACCAGGTTGTGATGCGTCTACTGATAAATTTGAATATCCTTGTAATAATGCCTTCCTAAAAAGAATTGGAAAGAAAGGAGAACATCCTCTGTACGATCATATCGCTCGAAATCATAACGCCCTTGATAGGGAAAGATTTACAGTAATGATTCATAATCACTGGACGTTTGGACAACTTCGCAGGAATATGCCACAATATGAGCACGAACATGCCAGACTGTTTGATAATAGCTATGTAGTTCAGTGGTGGGAACTTCCTTCAAAGACAATATTAGCCCATATTCACAAGGACGGATTTCAGTTTATTCATCCTGATGAAAAGCAAGCAAGGTCATTTACTGTTCGTGAAGCTGCAAGAATACAATCATTTCCAGATGATTTTGAATTTGCAGGTTCAAGAGGTGAGAAATACAAACAGATAGGAAATGCTGTTCCTCCCCTCTTTGCAGAGGCTTTAGCAAAAGCGATTAAAATTAATTTAGACAAATTGGCTGCATGATTTTTACTCCAGTAAATAAAATAGATAGTAAAGACGAGTATTTGGAAAAAATACTCGTCTATATTCGTATAGTAGAGGTTATCGCAGAACGCAACAAAGAGGTTGTTCCAAAAGCGGCTGTGTCAGATGCGGTAATTGATGAAATCGTTGATATGGGAATATTGTGTTCTTGTGAGGATATTGTATTATTGGAAAAGTTTCTGAAAAACGAATATGTTAGGTTTGTCAATAGTGTTTCCTACTATTTGACACATAAGAAATTGTTCGGTAATTTGCTTGATAAATTGAGCAATAAAAAACGCAAGGTAATACAAGAGAAATACAAGAAAGAAAATAGACCCACTTATGCTGATTTTTTTGCAGGCGCAGGAGGATTAAGCTATGGATTCACGCAAGCAGGCTTCCGGGTCTGCTTTGCTAATGATTTCGAGGATGTATGTATTAGAACGTATAGATACAATCATCCAGAGTTACCATCAGACAAGGTGATAAAAGGCGATATTAGAAAAATTGTTGATAATGTTAAAGATTATATTGACGAGAGTGTTGATATTGTAGTTGGTGGTCCTCCGTGTCAAGGATTTAGCAGTGCAAATCAACAACGAGTAATAGATGATCCACGCAATGAGCTATATAAATATTATATTAAAGGTATAAGGAAAATATTGCCAAAGTTCGTGGTTATGGAGAATGTCAAGGGAATGCTGAAAGTTGCAGACCAAGTCGTTGAAGATTATGAGAATATTAAAGAAGAAAAAGATGGGGTAATATATACATATTCTGTTGGATATAAACTTCTTAACGCAGTGGATTTTTCTGTTGCTCAAAGCCGAGAACGACTAATATATATAGCTATTAGAAATGATGTCGCTGAAAAGAAAGACATTACTCCAGATTCTATATTTAAAGAAATTGAAGAAGCAAATGTCAACAAGCCTCATTATCTTTTGAAAGATGCTTTAGATGCAATTAAACCATTGGATGCACCAAGAGTAAAGAATACAAACGAAAAAGATGATGAACATACAGGTAAGAAAATAGATGTAAACACATTCTTAGGAAATGAGAATGGGTATCTAAAATTAATAAATGATGGTAGGGATATACTTGTTTTGTTCAATCATAAGGCAAGATATGTGAATGATATAAATTATGATATATATCGATTGCTTAATCAAGGAGACGATGCTTCAGACCCCAAAATAGCAGAAATAATGCCATACACAAACAGATTGCATTGTTTCAAAGATAAATATTATAAGTTAATTGCGGAAAAGCCTTCAAGAACTATAACAGCTCATTTAAGAATGGATTGCCACTCGCATATCCACCCTTTTCAAATAAGGGCTATAACTCCAAGGGAAGCTGCAAGATGTCAGTCTTTCCCTGATGACTATTTGTTCTTAGGTGCTTATCTTAAAACATATATGCAAATAGGAAATGCCGTACCTTGTCTCATGGCAAAAGGAATAGCAAGTGTAATAAAGAAATATTTATGACTATGGGAATGACAAAAATAACACAATATGTCCATAGACCCAACTCTACAGAATTGGGATTAGGTAACACTCACGAGTGTTATATGCTTGTTGGTACTGATATAGATATGTCGGACATATTTCCACCAGGTGAAGACGTGCTTGTGCATGATACAGTATCACAAAAAGAATATACTCTAAAGTCTTCTAATTACAGAGAGTTTAGAATAAACCAAATGGGAGAAATTTATCGTGATTACAAAGTCGCTCCTGGTGACGAGATTGTAATAAATCAGATAAAGAAGAATGATTGCTCTGACATAAGTTTTACTGTCAAGAACTACCACAGAGTGGTGTTACTTGTGAGAAAAGGGGTGGCAGAAATAACTAATATAGAAAGATTGAAACCTTATGAAAAAGATATCAATAAATATGAAGTCAATATTTATGATAGAGGTAAACAAGATATTCTTCAAATCTCTTTCAATGGGGCTAAACAAAAAAGAGCAGATTCTCCAAATACAACAGATTATTACAATGTGAATATAAATGGGGAACGGATGCCTAATGGCACTTATTATTTAACATTAAGTGCAGAAAAGAATGTCTTGGCTAATTTGCCTAAAAGTGATTTTAATACTATAGAGTTCGACGATAAAAAAATATTATCAATGGGAGACAATACAAAAAGAACCAAATTAACAGCACCTCTTCAGCAAATCTACTACGGCGCGCCTGGTACAGGCAAGTCGTATGAGATGAACGACTTAACCAAGCCATACTCAACCATCCGCACGACGTTCCACCCCGATAGCGACTATTCAACGTTTGTAGGTGCATATAAGCCAGTAATGCAAAAGGTAGACCTAAGGGATTTGTCGGGACATATTGTAGAGGGAGTGCAGGAAGACCGCATCGTTTACACCTACGTCAAACAAGCGTTTCTGAAAGCATATCTTGGCGCATGGCAGAAATATGCTAAGGGCGATGAAACGGCAGAACCGCAGTTCTTGGTGATAGAGGAAATCAATCGTGGCAACTGCGCCCAGATATTCGGTGACTTGTTCCAGTTGCTCGACAGAAGCGACAACGGATTCTCCACCTACCCGATAGAAGCCGATTCAGACTTGCAGAACGAGATAAAGGAAGCGTTTGCCGATGGCGGAGAGTATACCTTCGGAAACGAGTTGGACGTGGACGATGCAGTGGACGGCTACACAAGCAACTATGGCAAGACGTTGTCCGATGACATCAAGAACGGACGAGTGCTACTATTGCCCAACAACCTCTATATATGGGCAACGATGAACACAAGCGACCAAAGTCTGTTCCCCATCGACTCCGCTTTCAAGCGCCGTTGGGATTGGCGATACGTGAAGATAGCCGATGCTGGAAAGGGTTGGAAGATAAAGTGTGGCATAGAATACTGCGACTGGTGGACGTTTGTTGAGGAAATCAACAAGAAGATAGCCAAGGAAACAAGTAGCGATGACAAGAAACTCGGCTACTTCTTCTGCAAGCCGCCAAAGGATAGCGACACCATTACGGAAGAGAAGTTTGTCGGCAAAGTGTTGTTCTACCTATGGAACGACGTGTTCAAGGACGGTGACATCTCGCTCTTCAAGGTTAATGACGAGCCAGAAGCAGAGATATGCTTCGATGCGTTCTACGACAGCGACAACAACGTGAATGTCGAGGCTATCAGAAAGTTCTTGGTAGGTGTAGTTGGCGAAGAAAATATACTGAAAGGTGATTATGCCGGTAATGAAGATAACGAAGCATTAGAAGCGATAATTACTGGAGGAAATGTAGATAGAAGCCAGTACAATTTCAATGGTAGTGGAAAATATGGAAAGAGTTCATTAGGTCAGAAAATCATAGATACATACTTGAATGAGCATAAGGATTTGACCTTTGAGCAGATAAAACAGACATTTCCAGATAGTATGCTAAATGGAGTTCCTGGTCCTGGACTCATTGTCAAAGGAGATGTAGACTTGGCTTCGTATTCAAGATACTACAAATATGGTTACGAGTCCAGTGATGGCATAAACTATTCAATCTATAAACAATGGACAATAGGAAATATTCAAGCAATAATAGAATTTGCGAAGAAACAAAATTGGTCTGTTGAAAAATTATAATCATGCGCATACTAATCGAGGAATACCAATATGAATATGAGGATGTCTACGACGTTCTCAAAGGTCTAGGTGTGCTTCAAGACGTGGAGGGAAAAGTGAGCCTTAGCTATGTGGGCTACTATTTCAACGACAATCCCGACGTAAACGACTGCGTGTTTATTCTGCCCAAGGTGTTGTTGGAAGGCGAGTTTGGCAAAGAGAAAGTATTCGGGCATATCGAGCCTAAAGACCTAATAAACGCTGATGAGTGCAAGGACTTGACCTCCGAGGAACACACGTTTATCTACAACTTGAGTGTGTGGATATACCGAGCCATCACCGTGTTTCGCGACCATGAGTTTGACCGAGTGGAAGACGGCAAACGCCAGTCGAGCATCGTGCTATACAAGCAAGCCCCGACGATGGGACACACGAGGAAGCGCAAGGCAAACACGTTTCTTGATGTGCTGCTCACCTTGCAGGAGTGGAACAAGCGAAACGAGAGTTTCGTGATGTTCATCGTGAAGAACCTCCACTCCGGCTACAACAAGATAAACTGGACTCGTACCATCAGCCGAAGCCAAGCCGTGATACAAGAGAGCACGAGCGGCACACGCCGACAGGACGTGAGCTATCTGAATCCCATCAACAAGAAACGCCAGATAAACTTCGACGAGGAGTTGCTCATTATCTATTACAGCATCCTGCAGCACATGCACGACGAATACGGTTTTCCTGTAAGGATCAATGTGAATTTCTCTCTGATACAAGGTGAAAAGTTTAAGCGGTATATCAACGGATATGGCAAGAGAAGACTGAAACAAATTAAGTACAAATACTTCTCCGACAAGGCGTTGGAGCTATGGGAGATGTGCTATGCCTTTTTCGACCGACCCAACAACATCATGCTCAACGTCGACCAAAGGGAATACTTATTGGTGAAGAGTTTCCACATAGTGTTTGAAGCTATCATCGACGAACTGATAGCCGGCGACCAGACGTTGCCGAAGGAGTTGAAAGACCAAGCAGACGGCAAACGAGTGGATCATCTATATCAGTACCAAGAACTCACGAACAACGATAAAAACGAGAACATCTATTACATAGGCGACTCCAAGTATTACAAGCGAGGCAACTCACTTGGCAAGGAGTCAATCTACAAGCAGTTTACCTATGCAAGAAATGTCATTCAATGGAATATTGATCTGTTCAACGATGGTAAGGCTGAAGAGAAGAACGGTCATGCAAAACTTCGTGACGATGTAACTGAAGGATACAACATCATCCCCAACTTCTTTATCTCAGCCAATCAGAATGTACTTCTTGCAGAAGACGATATTAAACTAATTGATAGCGACAAGGAAGAGAATAGACGCAGACAGCAATACTATCTGAGCCGTCAGTTTGAGAACAGACTGTTCGACCGAGATACGTTTCTCTTGGCACATTATGACGTAAATTTCCTCTTTGTTGTGGCACTCTACGGACGCAACAACTCTGCTAGCAAGGAGCTGTGGCGTCAAAAGGTTCGTAAGATGTTCCGCACAGAAATACAGAAGATGCTCAAAGAAAACTTTGAATTCTATGCCATGACTGCCAAAAGCAATGTCAATCCCGATGCCTATATAAGAGAGAACTTTCAGCAAGTTCTTGGCAAAGTATATCATCCTTTTGACAATCGTGAAGGAAGCGATCAACAATATTTCTCGCTTGCGCTTCGCAAGCCAGAGAAAGAAAGTAATCCGGAGGTCAGCGCAAAGATATCTAATGAGAATGAAGCCGTCATGTTTGCACTACGCCAGGCTTTCTATATTGCCAAGTGTCCGCTTGGGGTTGACCCGAAGACACTGCCAGAGGATGTAATGCCAAAAGTGGAAGCAAGACCCCACGACGAGATTCCAAAGGAGTATCTTACGATGCATCATTTGGAGCAATATCCCGATGCAACATTCCTTATTGGCGGATTTAATGGTGTCAACCAACTAAACTGGATATTCAGTCGAAGAGGAGGCAAACGTGATGATGCCTATAATGTACGCATAGGAAAGGATGTTCATGGAGGTGTCATTAAGAGTCGTGAAAACATACGCCATGCTAAATTTGTCATTCTCTATGAGTTTGAGAAAGAAGATAAAGGCGTGTATAAGGCGTTTCGCGTGAAGAATATTGGTGAACTGACCAAACAGCAGATGATAGACACAGGCTATATCAATCCTCGGCATGATGCCTATTTGTGTTATTTCTTTGACGAAGAGATAACGCTTGGAGAGTTTGATATAAAGAAAATCATTGAGGCTGACAGAATGAAACATGAAGCCGATACGAAGCAGAAAAAAGAGTATGCGGAGGGTCAGCCAGTGTATATGAGTGGTAAAGAGTTGATTAATTTTAGAAAATAAGAAATATGAAACAATGGATGATAAATTGTGTGTTATTCATTATATGTCTAACAGCATTATGGTTTTCATTGATGAAGATAACTCCATTTGAAATAGGAGAAGAGGCATATGTTGGTATTATCACAACTTTGCTTAGTTTGGCTGTGGCTTTTGTGATAGGCTATCAGATATACAATGCCGTTGAACTAAAAAATGATGTAAAAGAACAACGTTGGCTTTTAGAATTAACAAAGAAAGAAAATGACGAGTATAAAAATTACCTCGTTAAGCAAAAATATCAGACCCAAGAAGGTTTTGATGTTATCTCTGCATTAATGACTTATAATAGTGGTGGAGACACAAGTCCAATTAATGCTTTTGCTCAGATGCATCATGCCCTTCTTTCTTCTATAGAAACAGATAGAACTGATTATGAGTGGATCTTTATGAATATGCGAAAATTCATTTCTGAATTCAGTTCACACGCATTTACACAAGGACCTTTTACAGAAAAAGGTGGTGAATATTATATATGTGACAATAATAAGAGAGTCCAAAAATTGTCTGAGTTTATAGATTCTCAATTGAAGCCTCTGTATGAAGAAGGGGCTTTGCTGCGCAAAAATTCCAATTTTGTAAAGATAGAAATTGAGTACAATAGAGTAATGAAGGCTTTTACAAAAGCATTGGATATAATAAAGGAGAATCCGATAATGAATGTAATGCCTGAAGATTTCAAAAAGGAAATATTAAATCCAACATAAATTGGATGTAAAAATAATATCTGTAAAGCAAACACATTAAATATGGGAAGAAAAAGAAAAGAAGTAATTATTAAAGAGAGATTCTTTAAAATTTTAGTATTATTTGGATTCACGGATGTGACCAGTATGATACATCCTGAATATGGGTATACTACTGATGCTTTAGCTGATTATTCTTCAGATATAAAACGAGCATTCAAGAAGGGTACCTATATGATAAATTGTGATTACGAATATACATGGATTAGTATAGGTGAATATCGTCCAAGTATATTTTATAGTGAACTCAATGACAAACTGATAGCATTGGCAATATATCTTGCAAGTTTGAAAAGTGAGAACAGCCGATATAAGTTCGGAAAATATTTGGATAAAGGTTTTGATAATACAGAAGTGTATGATGCAATTATGACTTCTTATCCTTATTCACAAATGAATAAAGATAGAAAAGAAGCCATAGAAAGGGCGCGTCTTGAACTTCCGCAAATACTTGAAAAAGTAGAGGCTTTCAAGTAATAATATTATATGCACGACACTATTATAGTGGATGTGTGAGGTTTGTTTACATATACACCTCAATCCCATTCACCTCAAATATACATACATTTCGAAGCTGCCGGATTTCGTTCGAGACCTGTAGCTTTATTCTAAATAAAAATCCATAAATGGACAAGATGACAAAGG